CCATGGACTTACAAGTATATTTCAAGAAGATTCGAGCGATGGAAGAGAGCCTAAAAGATCCTTCGGTGGTGTTGGTCAGCCTCGAGACGCCCGATGGAGGACGGCAGGGAGTACGCACCGAGGTTCCGCGGCGCATCGCGGCGAGGATGATCGTGGAGGGCGGCGCGCGGCTGGCGACGGCTGAGGAAGCGCGCGAGTTCCAAGAGAAGAAGGCGGAGGCGAAGCGGCAAGCCGATCAGCTGGCGGCGGCGTCGCGGATGCAGTTCACCGTCATTTCGCCCACTGAGCTACGCAAGCTCAAGGGCGTCGCACCGGCGGGCAAAGAGTAGGCGGCCGGGACGATGGCGCTATTCACGGACGGAATATCGACGATCCAGGATCTCACGGCCCAGGACTCTTCCGTCCTGGCGACAGCGCAGACGGAGAACATCGACCTTAGCCAAAAGCTAACGCTGGCACAACAAGGACTCGGAATCGAACTGACAACCCTTCTGCAGCGCAGCAACACCTACGACTGGCAGTTCTGGCTGCAACCGGAGCCACAGTTGAACAACATCGTGGTCACGCCGCCGCTGCAGCTTTGGCACGTATTCCAAACCCTGACGCTGGTATATCAGGATGCCTACTTCAATCAACTGAACGACCGCTACAAGGGCAAGCGGGACCAGTATCAGCAACTGGCGAAGTGGGCCATGGACAAGCTCATGCAGACCGGGCTTGGCATCGCGGCCGACCCGATCCCGCAGGCAGCTCCGCCGCAACTCACGTCCATTGCCGCTGGTCAACCCGCAACGACGTACTGCGCGAGCGTGTCGTGGCTGAACGCGGAGGGCGAAGAGGGGCAGGCCAGTAATCCGAGCGTCCTTACCGTGGCGGCAGGGAATGCACTGGTGGCGCAGCCGGTCAATCAACCGGCCAACGCAACGGCCTGGAATGTGTACGTAGGGCTGTCGCCTGCGGCGATGGCGCTACAGAATACGCCGGCGCTGGCATTGGATCAAGTCTGGGTCCAGGCAGGGCCAGTAACCACCCTGGGACAAGGGCCGGGGAGCGGACAGGCGCCCGACTATCTTCGCGCATTGCCGCGAGTTATTCAGAGGGGGTAGAACATGGGATGGGTAGGCAGCACGGTGACGGCGCAAGTAGTCACGCTACTGACCGCACCGCAGGGACTAAACGCCTGCGTATCGACGCTAGCTCTGGCCGAGAGCGCAACTCCACGGCCAATCGGACAGAGTCAGATCTTGGCGCAGAACGTACCGGTCGAACTGGCCGAGCGCAGCACCCACGTACAGTATCCGGCGGTTAGCGTGTACTGCGAGAAGATCGTGAACCAGCTCAAAGAAAAATTCCGGAACTTCTCCGGCAAGGCCGTCATGACGATCGAGGTGCGCGTCTCGCAAGACAGGCTGGACGGGATCGAGAATCAACTCCAACTGTATGTCGATGCCACGACGCAGGTTCTAGACCAGAACCGGGGCGACTGGGGAGAAGGTATGTACTACGCCGGGTGCTATGAAGCGGCCTTAGGGCCCGTGAAGCATGGCGGGCAAAACTTTATCCAGGTAGGAAAGGTCAGTTTCGAGGTTGGGGTGAGCGACTAAAGCTATGGCTTCGTATATTTCATCCAATGCCAACCGCTTTTACGCGGAACTGGAAAGCAGGTACGGAGAGACGCCGGAGATCACCGCGCAGAACCGCTTCCCGGCTGTAAAGCTCACGGCCAAGAATCAGTTGGAAAAGGCCGACCGGCGCGACAAGACAGGCAGCCGCACGTTCGTCGGAATACCCGCGGGGCTGCGGCGCACGACCAGTTTCGACGTGACAACTTACATGACAAGCTGGGGGGGACAGAGTTCCGGTCCATCTTATGGACCACTGTTTCAGGCCAGTATGGGCGCCTCTCCGGCGATGTACGCGGGAGGGGCAGCCGCGGCGGGTTCCAGCGGCACGTCACTGGTCTTTGCGGCGCCACATGGGCTGGTGGCGGGGCAGGGCGTGTCCTGTAACGGAGAAATCCGGTTTGTCACGGCAATTGTGAGTGCGACGGCCGTGCAGGTGAACGCCCCGTTCTCCAACGGTCCGGCCGCGGGAACCGAGATTGCGCCTAGCATTTCGTATTTTCCAGCGACCGAACTGCCGAGCGCCAGTATTTTCGATTATTGGGACCCCAGCACCGCGCTCCAGCGGATTCTCTGCGGAGCGGCCGTAAACCGGATGACCGTAACGGTGAATGGGGACTTTCACCAGTTTGAGTTCGAGGGAATGGCGCAGGACCTGATCGACAGTTCCAGTTTCGCGGCAGGAATGGGACAACTGAGCAGCTTCCCCGTGGAGCCGGTTATTGGCGCCTTCGACTACTCGATCGTGCCGGGTAACATGGGTGAGGCGTGGCTGGGCAGTACGCCCGGCCAGTTCTATACGATTACGAGCGGGACATTCCAATTAGACAACGGCCTGGATCTGCGGTCGAAAGAATTCGGGACCAACCTGCCGCGGGCTATTGCGCCGGGGCCGCGGTCCGTAACGGCAGCTTTCAGCTTGTATGAACTGGACGATGCCGCGACGCAGGGACTGTACCAGGCGGCGCGGCAGCAGTCGCCGGTAAGCGTGATGTTTCAACTCGGCCAGCAGGCCGGCCAAGTTGTGGGCGTTTACATGATGAGCGTGGTACCGGTGGTGCCTGAGTTCGACGATAGCGATAACAGGCTACAGTGGAAATTCCAAGAATCGAAGGCGCAGGGGACTACGGACAACGAGATCGTGGTGGCGTTCGGCTAGCGTTGAGGCGAATGCGAGGGCCGATTAACAATCGGCCGCAGGTTGTCAACCTGCCGCACAAGAAAGCTTGGCTCGCCGGCGGGTCTGGAGACCCGCCGCAGGCGTGGACGCCCGCCCCACATTGACAGATCCACAACGGATGGATAGTGAGAGAAGGCTGTGTTGGCTGGTGGCTAAATGGAATACTCTAGTGTTGAAACCATTGAATCCGCGGTGGCTCCCGGGGTAAGCTTCACGGTGGTTAAGATGTCATTTGGGCGCCGGGTTGAGCTGACGCGCCGCATCCGGGAATTAGCGGCACGGAAAGAGTTCGTCGAGGCGGCCGACACTCCCGACGAAAAAATGGAAGCCGCGCTGCTGGCTTCGGAGATCGACCGTATCTATCTGCTTTGGGGCTTGAAGGAAGTCACGGGTCTGGAGTTGGACGGGTTGCCGGCGACTCCGGAGTCACTGGCGGCGAGCGGGCCTGAAGATTTGTTCCGGGAGGCTTTGGCCGCCGTCAAGCAACAGTGCGGATTGTCGGAATCCGAAAGAAAAAACTGATCGTCGCATTCCATTTTCAATTCTCCAACCAGGCCGGGTGGGAGTGCGCGACTTGCCGTAAAGCCGGCCTGGAGACGAAGCGCAGGTGCGGCTGGATGGCGCCAGCACTTGAGACGCCGGAGCGGGTGGTGTGGGCGAGAAACAATGTGGCGAGCAATATCTGTCCAAGATCGTTTATCACGGCACAAAGCATGGCATGGATCGAGGAGTATCTGGTGCGGCGTAAGTTAGGGCAGAGGGGAATCGACGGTTTGGGGACGCGCGAGGTGGAAGCTTTCCTGATTCTGGAGCACGAGCTTACGCAAGCAAACGGCAGCCCCGGCGCTGGAAACCGACACAGCGGTTCTGAGCCACGAGGGAGAAATGCCTAACACAACGCAGCAGACACTTCTGACCGCGTTCAACCAGGCGTCGCAGAGCTCGGCGAGCGGACAATCGTCAACAACCGAGCAAGGCCTAATTGACGCTCTGGGACAAGCCACCCAGGTGGTCGACTCCTTGACGCAGGCGACGGCAACCAACACTGACGCCTTAGCACAGAACAGTCAGGCAAAGAGTTCCAGCGGCGGTGGAGCGGCATCGGATGCGTTAAGCACGGCGAGCCAGTTTCTCGGCGGCGGGGGTAGCCTCATGCCGCTGGTATCGCTGTTTTCCAGCCTATTTGGAGGGGGACAGTCTCAACAACCCGCGTCCCTAGTACCTTTCTCGCTCCCTCCGTCTCTGAACCTGGAGTCCACCACCAACAACCAAGACGTGGTCTGGGGCGAGAACGGTCTGCCGCGCCCCGCAGCAAGTGGCGGGGGGGCGAACGCGGGCCAGCAGATCACCGTCCAGGTGCAGGCTATGGACAGCCAGTCGTTTCTCGATCATAGCGACGATATCGCGCAAGCAGTCAGACAGGCGATGTTGAACATGAACTCCATCAACGACGTAGTGACGAACCTTTGACGGCCATGTTCCCGACGCTAAAGACCGGCGCCGTAATGCAATACCCGGCGAAAAGGACACTGCAGTTCAACACCGACGCGATCCGTTTTTTGGACGGCACCGAGCAGCGGTTTCGAGATAACCCGTCGGTGCTGCATCGGTGGACCATCCAACTCGACTTGCTGGACGAATCCGAGCTAGCCGCGTTAGACGAGTTTTTCGTATCGAACCAAGGCAGGTTCGGCAGCTTTTCCTTCACCGATCCATGGGACGGAACGACCTATCCGAACTGCAGCCTGGGCGCGGACACATTCGGTTTTCAACTGAGGGGCGAGATGCGGGGCAAAACGACGCTGATCGTCTGCGAGAACAGGACCTAAGATGTTTTACTTTCCACAACTCTCATCGGGCGCAACCGGCCAGTTTCCAATCACAAGGCAACGCTCTGCAAGGACGGTGGTGAATCAAAGCTGGCAGGGCTACCAGGTCAAGCTGGCCGATCCGGGAGCGGCGATCACGGATTGGCATTTATCGTTCGCCGAAATGAGCGATCAGGAGTTGGCCGCTTTGGAAGCTCTTTTTCAAGCGGTCGAGGGGCGGCTTACGCCGTTCACTTTCCTGGATCCAGCCGATAACCTGTTGGCGTGGAGCGAGCAGCAAAGTCAGGCGGTCTGGCAAGCGGGGCCGCTACTGACCCTGACAGGCGGCGTGACTGATCCGATGGGAGGCACGGCCGCCTATCAGGTCAGTAACCCGACGGCCGCAACATTGACGCTACAGCAATCGATTAACGCGCCCGCGTCTTTGGACTACTGTCTCAGCGTTTACGCGCGCAGCGACCAGAGCACGCAGGTGTGGCTGGTGCGCGGCTCGGCGACGGAGGCGCAAGCGATCGGCCCAGTGTGGACCCGTCTGACGTCCGCCGGGCAGCTCCAAGACACAGCGGACTCCATTAGTTTCGGCATCGCGCTGGATCCCGGCGCTACGGTGGACATATTCGGAATTCAAGCGGAGGCGCAGACCGCCGCGTCGCTTTACAAACAGACGGCCGAGACGGGTGGCGTTTACCCGAACGCGAGGTTTCGGGACGACGCGCTCACGATCACGACAGTAGGCCCAAGCCGCCATTCCTGCGAGTTGGATATCGTCAATGTTGAGTATCTATGATTTGAAAGAGATGGCGGTGACGGACACACCGTTGCTGCTATTTCAGTGCGTGCTACAGAACGGGCAGGCGGAGTACTGGAGCACCCACCAAGTGACATATTCCGGCAACACCTACGCGCCGCGGGTGATCAAGCACAACGTGTTCTCGGTTCAGACGTCGTCCGGTCAGGGAGTGGATGCGATTCCGCGCGTGTCGCTGTCGTTGGCAAACGCCGATTCCTACTTCTCGGAATTGGAGCGATCGGTGGGTTGGAAAGGCGCCACGCTGACCGTGACGTTCTTGTTTTACAATCTGCTGGAAGCCGTCGCGACATCGGATGCCGCGGTCTTATTTCAGGGCATCGTCAACCCGCCCGACCAAAGCACCGAATCGTTATTTCAACTTTCGGCCGTGAACTGGATGAACATGCAGAGCGTGCTGTTGCCGCCAGTTCGGATCCAACGGCGCTGTCCGTGGCTATTTCCATCTACTCCACAGCAGAGGCAGGAAGCGGTGGATGGGGGCAGCAGCGGGCAATACTCGTTGTTCTACGCTTGCGGATATTCACCCGATCAGACCGGCGGCGTCGGCGCCACGGTCGGCGGCGTACCCTACACATCGTGCGCCTACACACGGCTGGATTGCGAAGCCCGGGGGATGTTCTCAGGACCGATGCGGTTCGGCGGGCTCGAGTTTGTGCCGTCATCCATTCAGGTACGCAGTTACGGCAGCGGGTGGCAGTACGCGGCCGTGGACGACAACATTGCGATCTACAACGACTTTGTCCCGTTGCTATACGGCACCGCGTGGTATCGCCCCCCCATCGTATTTACGCGGAATGACGGAAACCTGACGTACATGGAAGTACTGCTGGGGATGGGCCCCATCCAGGACGTGCAGACGGTGCTTGTGAACCAGATCCAGATTCCCGTCGGGCAATCCGGCCGGAACATGACCTCGACGGGTTGGTACAACGCGATCAGCC